CTTGACCATTCCACCTTAGTGCAAAAGTCCATCTATATTTTCTTTTAAAAACTAGTTGTGGGTCGGAAGCTAAAATCCCCAAATCCATATTTGCCATTTTAAGATTCTCCTTTTAAAAATTAGAATGCGTCAGTGGTTTCACCAAAGTTACTACCAGTTCGATGAATACTAAATTCAAGGAACATAAATTCAACTGCTCTAGTAGGCTGAACACCGATTCTAGCTCTAAATTCATTTCTATCTATTACATCAGAAGTATTAAGTTCAGCATCAGCTTTCACGATAAATGCCGTTATGCCTCTAGCCGTTTGAACTTCTTGAAGAACTTTAGTGGCAAGACTAATAAAGTTGGCTGTGAACACATCATCATGTGGATCAAACAACAATCCCTTGCTCTTAGTTTTAATTTGCTTTTCAATATAAAACATCATTCTGCGAACATTTACTCTGTCAAGAGCAGTAGGTCTTCGTTGCATAGTTTTTTGACCCCAAACAACGAAACCATTTGTATCAGAAAATGTAATAATAGGATTAATACAGTTTCTATAACCATACATTAAGTCTCTTTCTTCTTGAGTTGGTCTAGCATATACATCACTAATGTTTGGAACCAAACCTCTGAGTAAACCTGCTGGAGCAAACCAAGGACGAGCCAAACTATCACTTCGAGCATATACTGCCATTACAGATCCACTAGGTGGACACCATACATCTACACGATTGTAATTGTCACGAATTTTAACCCAAGGCCAGTACAAGGCACCAAAATCACTATCAAATCGTGTGGAGTTTAAAGGATGAGTTCCATTCTGCCATGCCACAATTTCACTTACAGTTAGACCAAATGGACTATCGATAATAGCCATACAATCCATACGGAAGTTTTGACACATATATAAAAGTTCAGTCACAACGCTTGTGCTGCTATGGCCTGGAACTGCAATAAGATCTATATCGATTTGTTCCGATTCACTTACTGCATAGATTCCATTGTAACCAATAGAACTACCGATTAACAAAGAATCTTGCTTGTCTGGATCAGAAGGAATACCATCTGAACCACCTGCAAGGGTATAAGTGCCATCAGCAGGGCCAGCAGTAGTATCAGTATTGTCAACTACACGAACATAGTCAGAAACAAGAGAGAGATAGCTTCCAACATAGAATGTGCTAGTGTCATTTTTTGTAAGCTGACCCCAAGATTCAACTTGTGCGCCATTGTTATAAACTTCAAATACCCAGTTAGAATCACGATTATTAGTCTTGACTACAACTTGGGTATAATTTCCGTCTATACCAACAGTTTCTGCGGTAATAGTGAAGGTCATTGTGCCATCGTTAACATCACCATTGACTCTGCCATAACCTTCTACGCCACTATCACCAGTTACACCACTAGGACTATCTCCAACTTCTGTTAAAGTAGAGAGTCCGAATATTCCTGCCGCTGTGCTATCTGGCTTAATACGAAGACGAGCATCACGACCATAATGCAATGTAGAAATCATTAATTGCCCATCTCCGAATTTTTCTACAACCCAACCGCCCGGAAGTGTACCACTCTCAGAAACTCGTTGATCGTTAATGTTAGTTATAATATCATCAATATCAGCTACGCCACCTTCAAAGTCTTCCAAGCTGATTACTTGAACAACATTATCAATCAAGACATTGTCTGTTCCGTCTATAACCAATTGAATATTAAGTCCAGTAAGACCAGTGAAATCATAATCACCAGGGGTTTGATAAGCTACATCAGGATACATTTCCATATCGCCAGTTGTGGTTGCTACTAGCATTGCGGTTCCAAGACCAGTTGGATTTCCATCAACTACCGCACCACCATAGATAGAATTTTGTACTGAAACGAATTCTAATTCGGCTTCTGGACCATATGCCCAAACTGTTCTAACCGAAATTGTGTTTGCCGACTCGTCTTTGTAAAATTCAATGCCATCATTGTCAATGTCAAGTTGATCATTAAGAGCAGTTACTAAAGCTTCAACAGTGTAACCACCACTTTCCAACACTACTAAGGTTTTATGGCTGAGAACACCATTTAATCTCCATCGGAAGAAGGAGTCTTGATCAAAAACATAAGGTCCAGCGGTATCAGATATAATATTAATGATTGTACCAGCAGCAGGAACATCAACTTCTGCTATTGTTGCACATTCATCACTTACTGGATCAGTATCGGCAACACGAACAATATAAAGTTCATTTGCTACCAAGAGGTATTGTTCTGCTGCGTAGATCAAGTATGGATCTCCGCTTTGAGGATGAGGATTTCCAAATATGGTTCTTAACGCACGACTATTAGAAATAATCGTAGGAATATTTACTGGGCCTTTGCTGGCAAAACCAATAAGTGCAGCACGATGAAGCGTTTGTTCTGGTGCTACATAGCTTAAATCTTTTTCAGCAATTCTAACGCTAGGACTGATTGTGTTTGATGGTGGAAACCCTCTTAATATTGCCATAGTCTTATTCTCCCTTTGTTAACATAATATTGTTTGATATTTGCCTGACGGAAATCAATCCGTCATTAACTGCTCTGTCTATATACTCAGTTGCCCTTTCATCTTCTAGCAAAAAAATATTTTTTCCGCCTCCAATGCCAGGAATATTCAAAACCGTGAAAGAGCGTGGTGCCTTTCTTGATCGTATGATAAGTTGGACTGGAAATCTTTGCGTGTTTTTTATTTCTAACATTTAAGTTCCTTTACATTCTTTTCCAATCTCGCCATAACCTCAGTAATATCATTTTCACTAAGTCCATCTACAAAATCAAATTTTGTTTTGAGGACTGCTTTCTTTCTGCTTATTGGTTGAGGTATAAATGTCTCAGTTGTCATAACAAACTGATATTTTACAACTCTAATTGCTTGATCGCCTGATTCATATTCCAAATTATTTGCAATAGAATCTAATTTTACAATTACCTCATAAGGCACACCTGTCACTTTTATATATGCAGTCTGACTAAATTTTAACAAAATTTGTTCTAAAATTTGATTCATATCTTCTTGATATAATGTCCAAACATGCAAAGTGTAAGATATATCGACTGGTATTCCTCTTGCGAATCCAAAAATTGTATCTCTATCATATTTTTCGCTTATTGCAACTCCGGGTTTATTATCTTCTCTTAAATATCTTCTATAGTCTAATGCTTTATGATACACATATCTACTTATCGCAAATTGAATGTCAGAATCATGAATTGCCAACATAGGCAATTTGATTCTATCTACTACCAATGTTTCATCTTTGCGAACATTATCTAAAAGAATTGCAGCAACAGCTTTTTCTTTTGTTCCCCATATAATTGGAATAGGATGGGCTTTTCCGTTTTCATCTATTACTATGATGTCTGTAAAAAGATCACGCATGGCATCATCGCAAGCTCTTTTTGCTTTTGAATATCTATAAATTGTTGATTTATCTGGATTAAAAGGATCATTGATGATTGATCCTTTTTGAACAGGGTCACAAAGATTGGCTGCACCCAAACCAACTTTTTTATTTGTCGTGTCTTTTAGCCAATTTAATGTTTCGTCATTTACATTTCTGGAATTTGTTGGATCAAGGTTACAGTTGTCTGGCATTATGTCCAAATTTGGGTTATAATTTATTGGACTCTTGTCATTGCATTCGTTGAGGCCTTTTGATGGATGATTGATATCGTTCATTTTTTTCCTTTGGTATTATCTATTAGGGAGACAACAAAAAATGTCTGAAAGTATTAGAGTAAAGTATCGCACATGGCATTTGGGAAAATCTCCAAAACCAATAAAATTACAAATTCCCGGTTGGGCTGGATCTGATCTAACTCATGAAAATGGATCAAAGGCTCAACCTTGGCATTGCCAGCCTTTTGTTGAAGCTTCGACTTATGGTCTCGAACTTGTTTATCCATTTTCAACTGAGTGTCATGTAAAGATGAAGAATGGGGAATTGTTGTTTGAAGGAGATTTCACAGAAGAAAACAAAATAGTAGCTAAAGATAGTGTTACTTTACCACCATTTATGAAATTTGCAGATGGTCATTTTGGCATGACTAGTTGTGTGGATATACAGGTTCCAGATGATATGATTCTTAGAATTGAGCCACATCCAAGATTTTATACAGACAGTACAAATACAGTTCCAATTGCTGTTGCTGGTCATCTGCAAACAAGTTGGTGGCCTAAAATATTTTTTGTAGTATTCAAAAATCCAAGCGAAGGTCAAAAATATATTTTTAGACAAGATGAACCATATGCTCAAATTTTGATTTTACCGAAAAAAGTACACTATGATATAAATGAGATGACGCAAAATGAAATTTTTAGCAGACTCGTGCAAGATAAAATTTTGACTGATGAGGCTAGAAAAATTTCTGGCCACTCTTGGAAATCAGATGAGGGTTATAAATTTGATGATAAATATAAGAAACTTGGATCTGTAGCTTCTAAGCATGGTTGTCCTTTTGTGCAACAACATTTAGAAAGTATTAAAGATAATCCAAAATCTAAAATTAAAAGAAAACTTATAAAAAATGAAAATAAAACCATTCAAACTAAAAAAGAGACAAAGTGAATTTAAGCCTTTGATATTTACAGGATATCCAAGGCTTAAAAGTCCTAAAATTCCACTTCGCATATTTTTTAATATCGATAAGAAAATTTTTGCCAACAGCAAATCAACTATTGTGCATTAGGATCTTGACCAGCAATTGGTGCTGCTTGCAAATCAGGTGCTGGCTGTTGTGCTGGCTGTTGTGCTGGCTGCATTGGCGATTGTTGCTGTCCTTGATCTGATTGCTGTCCTTGATCTTCTTCTGTCTCTTCTTCTGGAGATGAAAGTTTGTCTAGAAGTTCTTTTAACATTTTTTTACTTGCTGGCTTTAAATCTGGCATTGCATCTTTGATTGTTTTCATAAGCTCTTCTAATTTTGGATCGTGTGCTGGCTCAGAAAGTTGATTCTGGCTATCATCTTGTGATTGGGCCTTATCATTTGTTTCTTCTGGTGTCGCATCTGGTGCTGCTTGCAAATCTGGCTGTTGTGGTTGAGCATTTTGCTGTGGCTGTTGTGGTTGAGCATCTTGTTCGTAAAACCTTTTTTCTGCACGAATCTTTTCAAAAAATTCAAAAAATGACTTCATTTCTATCTCCTATACAATTTTAATTTTAACATCTGGTTGTTTTTGAGTGACTTCACCTTCTCCAGTAGTAACAGACTCTTGGAATCTTTGGCAAATTAATTCAAGACGCAAGGAACCCCAAAGTTTAAATTCTCCCAAGTTTCTTTGGATTATTACCCAATTTTCTTGGAGATGTGGTGTAAAAACTCTAGATCCAATTTTTGGTGGATGTCCTATTGTTCTTAAAGTTGTTCTGTAATTTACTTCAAATCTCATTTCATCGGGTGAATCAATACCGAACTGAGTTAATTCATTTTGTGATGGAATAGGCTCGTAATTGCACCACAACATTACTGGATTGTTTGAAAATATTTTACCTCTATCTTCAAGATAAAGAGGATCTAAAGTTTGATTTTGAATAAATACTTCATAATAATAAAATGGAGATCCACCACGCATGATAGACTCTTGATCCCATTGATTGAAAAGATCATGTTCTGGTGCTTCTGGATTGTATTGTTGAAAGCTACCAACAGATTTATAGCATGATCCGTCTAAGTTACGAAGCAATTTTTACCTCACTCATACAATTATATTACCTCGGTCTCTATCTTTTTTCGTTTGATTTTTAATTACATTTACATATTTAGTAATCGATTCGTCATTTAATTCACTTGCTGCTTTATCTAAAATGTTAGAATAAAGAATATTAATTTGTTGTATTGTATTATAAG